AAATCAAAGGAGGCGGCACAATGTCAAAAACATTAGGCAGTTTGTCGGTGGGCGCGAAGATTGAAGTTCCGGTTCTTTCGGCGTATCAATCGCGCTTCGGATCAAAGATCGTTTTCAAGATCGCCGACAAGAACCACAGCGGCTACCCGTCGAATTCCGTAACGCTGATTACGGAAAAGATCATTCAGAACATGGCTTCCGACGCGAAAGAGCCGAGCAACAGCAACAGCGACCGCAAGAATTACGGAAATAACCGACATATCTATTCAAACCTTCTGCAATGGCTGAACAGTAACGCGGCGGCGGGCGCATGGTACAGCGCAAAGCACAGCGCGGATCAAGCGCCGACGACGAAGAACACGCACGTAACGTATAATCCGTACACTTCGTGGGCGGGCTTCCTTGCAATGCTTGATCCGAAGTTTGTTGCGGAGCTTATGGAAACAACGCTGACCGTTGTTAAATCTTCGACCGACGGCGGCAGTTACGAAACCTTCAAGGCGAAAATGTTTCTTGCGTCCACCACCGAAGTGGGGCTTGCGAATGAAAACAATATCGCGGAAGGATCGCTTCTTGCGCTATTCAGCAACGACGCTTCCCGCGTCGCTTATCCTACGGCGCAATGCGTGAACAACGCCGACGGTTACACGAACGGCGGCTTTGCAACGTCAAAGGGCTGGTATTGGTGGCTTCGGACGCCTTATTCGTCGCTCGCCAACAGCGTCCGCTACGTCCATTCGGACGGCTCTTTGTACAGCATCCACGCGTACTACGGCATCCTTGGCGTTCGCCCGCTTTGTAATCTTAAATCTTCTATCTTGGTATCTGACAGACCGAACAGCGACGGAAATTATACGGTAATCTACAATTCCGCGCCTTCCGCGCCGCCCAGCATTACCGCGCCCGCAACGTGTTACAGCGGACAGAACATCAACATTTCTTGCGCGGCGGCGACCGATCCGGACGGCGACGCGCTGACATATTGTTTCGAGCGCTCATACAACAGCGGCGCGTGGACACAGGTTCAAACGTCCGCAAGCAGGACGTTCACGGAAGCGGTAATGAAGGCGTGGAACACGTTAAAATATCGCGTCCGCGCAAAGGACAGCTACGGCAATTATTCCGCGTACACCACAAGCGGAGATATTGCCGTAATCCATAACCAGCCGCCCGTGATTTCCGGCAGTAACGCCGATCTTGGCACGAAGCGCGGGGATTTCACCTATCAATACAGCGTAACCGATCCGGACGGCGACACGGTGAACGTTGTTGAAAAGATCGACGGAAAGACAATCGCGACGAAGAACGCGATCACGCTGGGCGCGACGCAGACGCTTTCCGTTGCCGGAAATACCTTCACGGCGCTTACGAACGCAAAGCACACGATCACGATTACGGCGACCGACAGCGCGGGGAATAGCGCCGTCCGGACGCTGACGTTCACGAAGTCGATTGCGGGCTTCGTTATCACGCTTTCAGCGCCGCTGGAAGCCAACAGCCAGCCGACACGCGCAAATGTCAAGGTAACGCGCGACATTCCGGCGGGCGGCACGTTCAAGGTTGAAGTTACGAATAATCCGTTTGACGCGTCCCCCGTTTGGGAGGATTGCACGAACGCGGTTATTCAAGGCGTTGCACACGTTTTCACAAACAAGATCAACACGGCGGCACAACACGGAATGAATATCCGCGTAACCGTCCAGCGCGGCGACGCGCTGACCGCTTGCTGGGTATCGGGGATCGGGGGGAATTTTGAATGAGCGTAATTCACAAGAAGAGCAACGGCGGAGCTTCCACCGAAATTGAAAAAGAGGTTCGGGAAGTCAAAGCGGCGGGAGAGCAAACCGCCGCTTTGCTTGCCCTATCCTTCAAAGCGCAGATCGTGCAGGATCGCGCCGCCGGAACGAACGTCATTTCCGACGCGGCGATCCTGCAATCGGCGGAAGTGATCGAATACGACGAATACGCCGACAATCACGCTTACAACACCGTCGGCGAAATCATCAAGCACAACGGGCGGTATTACGAGATCAAAGCGGCGCACACGTCGAACGCGGCGGCTTATCCCGTTGAAACCACCTTCGCGTACTATCGCTTGATCGAGCTTTCCGCGACCGGAACGCTTGACGATCCGATCCCGTATCCGGAAACGGCGGGGATCGTCGTTAATGTCGTTTCCGGCTTGTATTACAGCTACAAAGGCGCGGTATACCTTGCAAAAGCAGATATGCCGAATTGCGTTTATCCGCCGGACACGGCGGGCTTGTGGCAATGGGAAAAAGTAACCTAACGGGAAGGAGGATCAACGATGGACACTTTCGCAACGGTTCTTTCCGTCTTTTCTACCGTATGCGCTATCGTGTTCGGCTATATCGCTTTTGTTCGTAACAGGGACAAGGACAAGGAAAGCAATGTGAAGCACGACGCGACCGTTTTAACCGAGATCGGATACATCAAGGCGAACACGGACGAAATCAAGGCGGAGCAGAAGGAACAGCGAAAGACGAATACGGAGTTCGTAACGCGCTTGACCGACGTTGAAGCGTCGGCGAAACAGGCACACAAGCGGCTTGACCACATCGAAAAACGAATGGATCAAGCAGAGTAACACCAGCGACGGCGGGGGCTTCCCCGCCGCTTCTTCATTGCAAAGGAGGGTTCAGCAATGAGCAATAGCAAACTTATTTCGTGTACGCTGATTTCACCGAACAAGAACAGCCCACGAAATCACAAGATCGACACGATCACAATTCATTGCGTCGTCGGGCAATGTTCCGCCGAGAGGATCGGCGAAATCTTCAAGCCGACTTCGCGACAGGCAAGTTCAAACTACGGGATCGGCTACGACGGGCGGATCGGGCTTTACGTCGATGAAGCCGATCGTTCGTGGTGCAGTTCTTCGGCGGCGAACGATAACCGCGCAATCACGATCGAGGTTGCAAGCGACACAAAGCACCCATACGCCGTAAACGATAAAGCATACGCGGCGCTTCTTGATCTTGTCGAAGATATTTGCCGCCGGAACGGGATCAAAAAGCTGGTATGGAGTACAAGCAAGGACGACCGCGTAAACCACAAGAACGGGTGCAATATGACCGTTCACAGGGATTACGCGAACAAGGCTTGCCCCGGCGATTATCTGTATAACCGACACGGCGAGATCGCGGCGGAGGTAAACAGGCGGCTGGGCGTTCCGGCGGTGGAACAGAAGCCGGAGCAGAAGCCGCAGGGCGACGCGAAGAACCTTTACCGCGTCCAGCTTGGAGCGTTTGAGAAGAAGGACAACGCAACAGCGTTCGCGGCGAAGCTGAAAAAGGAAGGCTTCGATACGTACATCGTGCAGATCGGCAAGTATTACAAGGTTCAAGTGGGCGCGTTCGGCGTCAAGAAGAACGCGGAAGCTATGCTGGAGAAGTTGAAGAAGGCGGGACACGACGACGCTTTCATTACCTATTCCAGCACGTCCGGCGGGACATCGGAGCGGAAGATCAAAACGGGAAGCAAAGTGCGCGTGAAAGCGGGCGCGAAAACCTATTCCGGCGGAAGCCTTGCTTCCTTCGTCTATTCCCGCGATCACATCGTCAAAGAGCTTTCCGGAAAGCGCGCCGTGATTACCTACGGCGGAACGGTTGTCGCGGCGGTGAACGTCGATGATCTAACGCTTGTTTAACACACGCACAACGCACGGTATGCGTTACACAACGCGCGCCGTGCGTTAATTGCGCTATGAAAGGGGACGCAATGAAAAACAAACCTTCGAGCGGGAAGCGGGTGGCGAAGCGCCGCTTCTTCAAGGCTGACGAACGCTTCGCAACGAAAGCCGTTATTGTGATCGCAATTACAACGGCGGCTTTCATCGTCGCGCAGTACGTTTCATTCCTTATCACGCGGCAGGAACAAACCGTTCTGATCGAATGGTATTTCCGCGCCGTCGTGATCGAATGCGGCGCAATGATGATGAAGCGTCTTGCCGAAGTAATCGTCGGCAGGATCAAGAAAAAAGAAAAAATCGACATAACAGAAAGCGAGGATACAAACAATGACTATTGATCTTACCAGCATTGCAAACGCCGTGATCGCTCTTATCGCGGCTATTATTACCGCCTTCGTGATCCCGTGGATCAGAAGCAAGACGACCGCCGCACAGTTTGAGAAAATCAAAATGTGGGTAACGGTTGCCGTCGAAGCCGCCGAACAGCTTTACACCGGAAGCGGCAGGGGCGCAGAGAAGAAAGCATACGTTGTTGAATTTCTGAATAGCAAGGGCTTCAAGATCGACGCGGAAACGCTGGATAAACTGATCGAAGCCGCCGTCTTTAATCTTCCGGACTACTTCACCATTTCCGGCATTCCGGAGGATACCGACAGCAACAAAGAGTAATTGACCGCGCGGCGGATCGCGCTTCCCCTTTCAGCCTTCCGCCGCATAAAGAACAATCCCCCGTGCGGGCTTTCGAGCCTTGCACGGGGGATTTTTTTGTTTGGTTCATTCCTTCGGCGGTTCGACCGACGCTTCCGACGGCGCGGCGGTTTTTCCTTTAATGAGTTGATACAGCTTCTTACAGCCGACCGCAATTCCCTTGAATAGATAGTAATAAATCTTGTAAAACGCCCACAAGAAGAAGTACAGACACCAGCCCGCGCCGATAATCATATACCACATCAAATAGAACATTCCGGCGAAGAGCATAGCGAAGCACCACAACGGCGCGTTTCGCTTATTCACGCGCACACCGAAGCCCAGCCGGAAACCGGACATCTTCTTCAATGTCTTTGTAAAGCTGACGAACATTAGAGCAAATCCCCCTTCTTAAATGTAAATTTTCAAGGCAGAATTCGCCCATTCTGACCTTTAACACAATTATACGCCTGTCATGCGCTAAAATCAAGAATAAAGCGGAATATTTACACACCGTTTGCAAATAATCAGAATGAAGAGGGAAAGCGGCGGCAATGAAGATATATGATTACAACGGCAAAAAGAACATTTGCGGCGACCGATTGCGCGAAGCGCGCGTCGTCCGGCGGCTACGTCAAGAGGATTTAGCCGCAAAAATACAGTTGAAAGGGATCAACATGGAGCGGGACAGCATAAGCCGAATTGAAATCGGTACGCGCTTCGTATCCGACTTTGAATTGAAGATATTTGCGGAAGCGCTGGGCGTTTCGGTAAATTGGCTTTTAGGTATAGACGAATAACGGCGGCGGGGTGATCCCGTCGCCGCTTATCTTTTATAGGCGCATAAAATACGTATATTTTTTTCTCAAAACCTATTGACATATGCGCATTGAAGGCGTATAATAGTAAATGTAAGGAGGACAGCAGATGAAAACAAAAGACCTTATCGAGCTTTTAGAACGAAACGGCTGGAAGTTCAAGCGGCACGGCGCGAACCACGACATATACGTGAAGGACGGTCAAAGGGAAAGCGTCGTAAGGCACAGAGAAACCGACGAAGAGTTAGCAAAAGCAATCATCAAGCGGCGCGGGCTGAAATAAGCCCGCCGCCCTTGGCGATAATATATAGCACAGTTTCAAGGAGGTATTCAGAATGAAAAACGCATATCCCATCGTTATGACGCAGGGAAAAGAGTTCATCGTGGTATTTGTCCCCGATTTCAATATCAATACGCAGGGCAAGGACGTTCCGGACGCGATCGAGATGGCGCGGGACGCAATCGGGCTTATGGGAATTGATATGCAGGACGACGGCGAAGCATTGCCGGAAGCGTCGAGCATTGCAAGCGCACAAGCCGAAGCGCCGTCCGGCGCGATCGTTTCGCTGGTTGACGTTGATTTCGCGGAGTACCGCAGAAAGAACGATATGCGCGTCGTGAAGAAGAATTGCACCATTCCTTCATGGCTTAACTTTGAAGCGGAGCGGGCTGGCGTGAATTTTTCCGCCGTCCTGCAAGCGGCGCTTAAAAGCGAATTGCATATCACAAGCAGATAATCAGAGAGGGCGAAGGGCGGCAGAAATGCCGCCCTTTTGTCATATTCGGAAGCTGGAGGAAGGAAGAATGCACAAACACTTGACTTGGACAGACCGCCTAAAAATCGAAAAAGGATTGAAAGAGGGCTTGAAGCCTTGCGCGATTGCCGACCGTCTGCACGTCCACAATACAACGATATACAGGGAGTTGAAGCGCGGACGCTATACGCATTTGAATTCCGACTTGACGACCGAAGAACGCTATTCGCCGGAGAACGCGCAACAGCGCTATGAAGAGAACCTAAAAGCCAAAGGCGGCGAATTGAAGATCGGCAACGATTACGAATTATCCGCCTTCATCGAAAAAAAGATCGGCGAAGAAGGCTATTCCCCCGCCGCCGTCGTCGGAGAAATCAAGCGGCTGGGGCTGACCTTCAAAACGGAGATCAGCGAAAAGACGATCTATAATTACATCGACAAGGGTATATTCTACGGGATCAGCCGCGAGAGCTTGCCGGAACACGGGGAGCGGAAGCGGAAGTATGACAAGGTGGAGCGGAAGAAAGCCGCCCGCGCGCCGCAGGGCGAAAGCATAGAAGAACGCCCGCAGGAAATCAACGATCGGCAGACCTTCGGACATTGGGAAGGCGATTGCGTATGCGGGAAGAAGCGGACGAAGGAAACCTTGTTCGTTCTTTCGGAGCGCTTGACGCGGAACGAAATTATTATCAAAATGCCGGATCAGACCGCCGCCAGCGTCGTGGCGGCGCTGAACAAATTAGAACGCCGCTTCGGGAAGAAGTTTTCACAGATATTCAAAAGCATTACGTTTGACAACGGATCGGAATTCATGGATTGCGCCGGAATTGAAAAATCCGTCTACGGCAAAGACCGGAAGCGCACGAAGGTTTACTATTGCCACCCGTACAGCGCATACGAACGCGGCACGAATGAGAACATAAACAAAATGATACGGAGGTTCTTGCCGAAAGGAACGGACTTCCGGAAAGTAACCGCCGCATATATTCAGCGCGTCGAAACGTGGATCAACAATTACCCGCGCGAGATTTTAGGCTTTGAAACGTCCGGATCGCTCTTTGAAAGATACGTCGCCGAAGCCGCTTGAAGCCTTCTGAAAAAATATTTTAGTTTTTTCTGCTTTTACTCTTGACTTTTGCGCGGATATGCAAATTTGCTGCGGAAAGCGGAAAAGGGGACGGCGCGAGACCATCCCCTTTGCAGATAAACTTAGTTGAGCTTTGTGCCGCATTCCACGCAGAATTTTGCGCCGTCGGCCAGCTTTGCGCCGCAGTTGGGGCAGAAAGCGGACTTGGCGGCCGCTTCGGCGGGCTTTTTGCTGCCGCAGTTGGGGCAGAAGGCCATGTTCGCGCCGTTGGTCGCGCCGCAGGAGCACGTCCAGCCGCCCTCGGCGGGCTTGGGGGCGGGCTTCTTGCTGCCGCAGCCGGGGCAGAAGGCCATATTGTCGCCGTTGGTGGCGCCGCAGGAGCATTTCCAGCCGCCCTGCTGGGCCTGTTGCTGCACCTGTTGCTGCTGCTGATACTGCATCTGCTGCTGGTTGGAGGCGGAGAACGCGCCCGCCATGTTGCCCGCGGCATTCATGCCCAGGCCAACGCCCATGAACGCCGCGCCCGCGCCCGCGGTGTTGCTGCCGGCGGCTTCCACGCCGCGCGCCATTGCGCCCTGAACGTAGCCTTCGCGCACGCTGGGATCGGACAGCATTGCGCCCTGATTGCGCATATTGATGAGCTTCTGGCTTTCCTCGTCATAGGACAGGGAGCCTATGCCCACGGACTGCACCTGCATGCCGCGGTTCTGGTTCCATTCCTCGTCCAGCACGTTCGCCATATACTTGGAAAGCTCGCGCGCCTTGCTGGTTACGAAGCTTATGCGCGTGCCGTCGGCGCTCATCTGGTTGATGGCGGCCTGAAGGGCCTCGAGGAACTCGTTAAGATACTGCTCGTTTATGTCGTTTATGTCCACGCTCTCCGCGTTGCGGGGAATGGCTTCGGCATAGAATTTGAGCGGCTCCGTGACCTTTATGGAATAGGTTCCGTGCGCACGCAGGAACAGCTCGGAATTATAGAAGCAGTCAAAATAGTTGATGGGGGTGCGCGTGCCGAACTTAATGCCCTTTATTTCCTGAAGGTTTATGAAAAATACCTTCTGGCTGGAGGAAGGCGTTCCGCCGTACTTGATGCGGCTGAAGGTCTCCTTCAGAGAATCGCCGAACTGACCGCCGAAAAGGCTCGGCATGGAAGAATTATCAACCTTAAAGTAGCCCGGCTCCGCGGTATAGTCCACTACCTTGCCGCCGTCAACCAGCATCATGAACTGGTTATCGTAAACATGGATTATGGAGCCGTTGGACACGGTATCCGCTGTGCCCTTGGTGTTCTGGTTGCGGCTGTCGCCCTTGCGCACCTTTACGCCGCGGGTGAAAACGGTGTTGTCTCCCATGGGAGCGGACTCGATAACCTCAAGCCAGCTATCCGCCAAACCGCCGCCTATTGCGCCGGTCAAGGCCTTGATTATGCCCATAATTTTGTCCTCCTGATATTATTTCTGTTTGCTTTATTATCCCCGCTGCACACCCCTTTGTCAAGCAAATGGCAGGTAATGCCGCGGAAATTTGTCAATTGGCGTCCTTGAGCGCCGTGCCGTAGGGCTGCCACGCGGGATCGGGCGTTTGTCCGGATGCGAGCGGCGCGCCGGTGCCTATGGAAACCTCCGGCGGGTTGCCCTTATATTTATCGGTATAGAGCAGCTTGCTTTCGGCCAGCTTGCCGTCCACATACTTGTCCTGATACGCCTCGGCAACGTAATACTTATGCCCCTGCACGCGCTCAAGCTGATAGCCAGTGGGTATGGAAGCGTCGTTTGTGTATATTGCCTCGTCTTGGCGGGAACGTTCCTCTGTTATCTCGTTCCTTGATTGATATGTTACGCCCTCGGGGAGCGGTTTGCCGTAAACGTAAACGGTTATGGTATGGCGGCTGGAGCTGCCTGCCACGTTTTCCACCTTAGCGAATATATACGCGGGCATATCCGTATTGTTCTTCCAAACGAAGTCTATGCCGCGGGTATCCACCGTTGCGTCAAGCCCTACGGGAACGTAGTCCGAAGGTATTGTATGCGCACGGCGGTCAACAATTTCCATGTTGGCGCAAAGCAGTGCATTGTAAAGCGTTGTAGATACCTGGCATATGCCGCCGCCGGCCTGAATAGTGTATTCCTTGCCGCCGCTTATGCCGTTGGCGCCCTTCCAGCCGAGCTCGTATGTGCGCGGGCCGACAACCGTATTGAAGCTCCATTCCTCGCCGGGCTGGATGGTGTTGCCGTTTATTATGTCCGCCGCCTTCTGGATATTGAACTTGCGGTTCTGCTTTACCTCGTCGTCCCTGCGGGCGGAAAATTTGGTGGTATAGCTGGCGATAAATGACGTTGCGGCTTTAAGGTCGTCTATATTGCCGCCGGGCAGCACGGCGTTTACCGTGGCCTCAACGGTGCATACAAACTCGCCCTGCTCAAGGGCTTTCTCTATTGCATCGGCCGTGGCTTCTTCATTAAGGGTAATGCCTTCTTCGCCGGCATGGTAAATAAAGCGCTCCTCCTGCGACCAATCGGTAACGGGTTCCGCATAGGCGGCGGTAGCTTCCGTGTTTATGCTTTGGCTCATGGCAGCAAGGGCGGATATTATCTTTCCCCTGTCCCATGTATACTTTGCATCGAACTCGCCAACGCCCCCGTCGGTTATAACAACGGTGTTGTCGTCCTCCCCGCGGCCGAAGTTCAGCCCGTCTGCCAAAGCGTCCGCAATGTCGTACCCCATGCCCATCGCGTCGGAATCGAGCGTCCAGCTGTTTTCACCGCTGCTTATGGTGACGGCAACGGTTTTCAGCTTCTTTTCGGCTGCGTTCTTAACAAGGCCTGTCGCCTCCTCCGGCGTCATGCCGCTCACGTCCACGCCTATCAGCTTAACGCCCGCCTTGAACCGCTTGCCGGTTTGCATCAGCTTATCCATGTCCGCAACGGCGTCCGCGCCGCCGCTGTTTGCTATGGACACTATTATTATTACGCATATAAGCGCCGCCGCTGCCAGGGCGATCCATTTGAGCGCGCCGCTGCCGGACTTTTTCCTTTTGCGCTTCTTATGCTGCACTTGATTCGCCGCGTGCCGGGTATTCGCCTTGGCTGCGGTGCTGTGCGCTGCTGTGCTGCGTGCTGCTGCGCCGTGCTGTGCGCTGCCCCTTGCGGAAGAACGGCTTGCCGTGCTGCGGGTCG